GTGCGCAAGGTAGTTCTCGCGCGGCTCGTAGGAGAAACCCAGACGCAGATCTCGGTCGGCGATCTTCGCTCCCCAGTCCCTGTACTTCCGGGCGAAGTCGGCGAGCGCAGGATCGGAGAAGGCTCCGCCTTTCTCGAACTTCTTGATGAACTCCTGCGCCATGTCGGGCCGGGCTCTCCAGAACTTCAGCCGGGCCTGTGATCCGAAGCGCCACGCCGACTCCCTCTGCATCTGCTCTGTAATGCGCTGGGCGATCGCCGCAGCGGCAAGCTTCGCGTTGCGCCCGAGTGCCTCCGGCGCCATGCCCCGCATCAGCTGTTCGAGCGAGATCTTCAGAGAATCGCGAGCCCTTCGCACGCCCGCAGGGTCGATCAGCCGATTGATCTCTGTGACCGACTTCACGTCTCCGCGAGTCATCGACCCGCCATCGTCCAGGTTCGCAATAACCTGATGGATGCTTCGACCCGAGGGCGGCTTGAGCTCGGACTGCATCTTCATCAGCTGCGACCCGACGCGCATGGACTGGTTCAGCAGGCGCAGCTCTCGCTGGTCTGTGATTCCGAGGTGCCGGCCGATCAGATTCCCCATCTGATTCAGCATGTTCTTCCACTTGTAGCCGAACGAAGCGTACTTCTCGGAGTTCGCGAGGAACTCCTGCAGAACTGGATTCGTGAAGACTTCGGAGAGGAATTCGTAGCGGGGAGACATGCGCCTGAATGCAATGTCGCGGATGCCGCGAGTCCGCAAGCCGGTGCCTTCTAGATCTGCATTCTTCATCTGATCAAACGCAGCGCCGAGGATTCCGTAGCCAATATTGTGCTCCCCGAGCCGCCCGGCCTTCTGCGCCCTGATCTTCGCCTCCTTGATAATGCCGTCCAGCTCTTTCAGAATTGGCGAACGAGGGTTGTTGATCGCTGACAGCTTCTCGGCCGGCGTTAGGTCACGTCCGAGCTCAGCCTTCGCCGCCTTCAGATCATTATCGATCAGCGTATCGAGCATGTTCACAGAAGTGCCATGCACGATCTCGTGTAGAGTCGTCTGCACAGTGTCGCTCGCGAGCATGCCAGTACTGACACGCACCTGATGATACTCAGGAATGTACTGCCCCTGCGCGCCTGGCATCGACGCCTTGCTCAGAAACTTGATCGGCATGTTCGGATCGGCGTACTTGCTGAGCTTCTCCAGGAACGACTTCGCATATCCCTGTGCGTGCGGCAGCATATCGTCCAGGACTGCAGCAGTCGTGAGGTTCGATCCGACCGGCAGCTTCCTGAGCGTCTCTCCAGTCACTTGCGTGACCTTATGAAAGCCCATGTCCTGCGCCACATCTCCCTTCACGACAGTGAGCTTCGGCTCAGGCGGCTTGACCGCCGTCGTCGTATCCTGCAGCGCCGTCCGCGCCCTCGCAGCTGCCCTCTCAGGAGTGACCCCCCTCGGCACCTCCCTCGGTATCTCCCCACCTTTCGGCCCTACGAAGGCGACGCCGGCATTCACGAACCCTTCAATCGCCGCGTTCAGATTATCGACGAAGTTCTGCACATCCGCCTTGTTGACTGCGAAGCCTGGCGCCCCTTTCGGATACGGCACCCCTTCCCGCTGCTTCTGCGCGTTGTAGTTCGCATCCGCCACGTGCGCCTTCACCATATTGCCGCCCTGCTGGACCAGCGACTGCAGCGGCTTGATGATGCCGGTGTAGATCGGCGCCATGATCGGCGTGGTATAGTATCCGAGCAGGTCGTTGATCTTCTTCGCCTGATCGACAATGTGGCCGGCGAGGCCCTCTGGGATGCGCTTAGCATCCTCGTCCAGGGCCTGCTTATAGTCCTGCACCATATCTCGGTAGTCATCCAGATATGGCTTGATTGCGGCCGAGTACGCTTCACCCGACGCGAACGCCACCTTCGCACGAAGCGGCGCTGTCCGCTCGATAGTGCTCGAGACAACTTGCTTCCCCCGGTCGAGCAGGGAGGGCTGCTGCGGCTGCGCCTTCAGCACGTCCTCTACGCTCAGTCCAGGCTCTGCCTTCTTCGGCGGAAGAGGCGGCCTTTCGACTGGCTTCTTCTGCTCGGTCGCAAGAACATCAGCGACATTGATCGGCATAGTCGCTATTCCTCTTGATCTTCCTGCTCGTCCTCGACTTCATCGTCCTTGTCGATCTGATCCAGCTCCTGCTCTGAGAAGAACTTATCGCCCATGAGCAGGCGAGGCTCGCCCTGCACCATATACCACTGGTTCTGCTGCAGCTTCTTCTCCGCGTCCTTGCCTGTCGGGAGGTCGAGCGGCATGCCGGGCTTCGAGCCCTTCGCGATCGGGGCCTGTCGCAGGCCACCAAAGGCTCCCGCGGAGCGGGCGTTCTCGTACACTCGGACGGCGGCCTGGCTCTGTGTCAGATGCTGCTCCCGCATCATCTTCACCATCTCCTCGGCCAGCGGCCTCGCTCGGACGGAGGCGTCCGAGGGGTCTGCTCCTGGGTAGTCCCGCATGATCTGATCGAAGATCGCTTTTCGATCATCAGCCTTCACGACCGATCCACCTTCCTTATCAATATGCTTGTCTCGATCCTCAGCGAGCTTCTTCTGCGCGTCGATCAGCCCTACTCTGTGCTGATCCACGACAGCGGCGGCCTGCGCATGCTTCGCTGCCTTCCCACGATAGTCGATCTCCGCCTGCTCCTTCCTCGTGACGACGGCCTGCTGCAGCCTCGCAACCATCCCCGGCTGCCAGGGCTGCTTCATGAGCTTCTGAAACCCCGGGTCCTTCGCCACGCCAGGATCGGATGCCAGCATAGTCTGGAGTGCCAGCGCATAGCCCTGCGGCGTATCCGGTACGCCGCTCAGAATATTCGCGAACTTGCTCATTCGCTCGGTCTGCATCTTATAAGCGCGAGCGTCGATCTTCGAGCTGTTCTCGAGCAGGCGGGACGCCTCGCTGGCCGTCTTAGCAGCGGCGTCCGGCAGGCCGGCCTCGAGCTGTATCTGCGCAACCTGGCTCAGCACGCCGGCGAGCGAATCCGGATTATCCGCCTCGGTCGGCGGCTTCAGATTCTGCATCTTGCTCAGCACCGTCACCTGCTGCTGCAGCGCAATCTTATCCCTCTGCAGCTCAACTTCATTCTTCTGTAGCTCGATCGGCGCTTCTTTCAGCCGATAGTTATTGAGCATAATGTCTTGCATGGCGAGCGTCTGATCCGCCATGCCGCCGGCAACCGAGCCGAGTGTTGGAAAGCCTGCCATCTTACACTCCTCCGCCCCCGTAGTGCAGTCCGCCCATCGCCGCCGAGGTCGCTCCCATCGAGGCGTACTTCGAGTACATCTGCATCAGATTGCCCTTGTTGATTCCGTACTGAGCGAACTGGTCCCACATCTCAGGAGTCACTGCGTTCGGGTCCATCGCCGCTTGCTCTAGTACTCCCCAGCCGGCTTGCCCAGGCTGGAAGCCCTGTTGCATCGCTGCGTTCGTGCGCGCATAGGCGGTCTGATTAACCGTATAGGCTGGCTGCGACATTCCATAGAGCACAGGTGCGAGGACAGCGCCGACTCCGAGAAGGCCAAGGCCGAGGCTACCAGTAGCCGCCGCTGCTCCAGCATCCGCTCCACCTTCTGCTCCTGCCGCCGCCGCGACACTGCTCGGCAGGGCAGGTACACTCGCAGTTGCAGCGGCAACTTCGCTCCCTCCTATGTCTGTAAGCCCCACATCTAGACCTCCAGCAGCAGCCGCTTCGCCTCCTGCGACGGCTCCACCTGTGGCGGCTCCCCCGCCAGCGGGGCTAAAACCGAATAAGCTATCCACTGAATCTCCTAGCCCCGCAGAAGGATCTAGCAGATTCTCCGATCCGTAAGTGTACATGCCAGAGCTAGCGGCGTCGGATGCTGCTGTCGCAGCAGTAGACTGATCGAGCCCAGAGAGAGCCTCTCCCCATTGCGAGGCACTGACGCCAGATACGCCACCGCTGAGTAGATTACTGAGAGAATTGACTGCACTCGGTATCGAGTTCGTCACGCCGGCGATCGAGCTGCCAAGGCTTCCCTGCGCGCCGCCGAGGGCGCTGAGTGCCTGCGCCGGATTCGCCGGAGGGAAGTTGGCGCCGGAGAGCTGCATCAGATTCTGTAGATCTGTCTGATAGAACGAAGAGGCGAGGCCCTGGCCGTACTGCTCCAGCGCTTGCATCTCTCCCCCCGAGCCGAGGCCAACGCCGCCCGGCGCTGCCGCTGACCGATCGATCGCCTGCACGCCCTGTCCCATCAGAAACTCATAGCCCGGCGTGCTCGTCACTGAGCTCGGATTCGCCATCAGCGCGTTCAGCTGATTCACATACGCAGGACGAGACGATGCGAAGGGATCGCTCTGCGACAGGACGCCCTGCGCCGCGCTGTTGAGCTGCGTCGATCCGTACAGACCGTAGAGGCTACCGAACATCTGGAGCAGGCTCGCGACGCTGCCTGCCGTCGAGGAGTCCTGCCCGGAGGTGCCAGGGGAGAGCGAAGTCAGCGATGACAGATTGTTCGTCGTCGAGATCGGCGCCCCTCCAATCACCTGAGCAGAGGACATTCCCGGCGCTACTACTGGAGTCATTGCCATAGATATAACCTTCTTACGCTGCGTAGTATCCTAGGCTCTTGAGGTCTGCGATAAGCTTAGCTATCACACCTGAGCACTGCGCGAGAGTTGCTGTAGCTCCTGGGAAGTTAGAAAGTTGTGCGATTCCTGTCGGAGTTCCCCATCCGGTAACCTGCCCAACTGGCGCTTGGCCATACAGTCCAATCTTGTTGAAACTGGCGTCTCCTGCTCCAGTGATGCCGGCGGTCCTGCCGCCAGAGCCCGCATTGATAATACGTAGCGCGTCGTTTGCTGCTGACGCCGGACTCGCAAGAGTCAGTGCAGGATAGTTAACATTGAGTGCTGTGATGTACATAGCGCAGCGATTCAGGAATATCAACATATCGTTGATAGATTCCGAACCAGCTTCAGCTATCGTAGGAACGTCATTCACCGCGAGCTTGAACGAATTCAGAGTCCCTGCATCATTCATGCGCGCACACACTACTGCAGTTGGAGAAGCTGTAATGAGATTAGATGCGCAGAAGACAGTCGTATTGGGCGAGCTGTAACTCGCCCCAAGCACAGGAACTATCTGAACTAGCCCAGAGACTGTTGCAGCTACCCAAGCGCCAGCTGTTACAAAAGGCGTAACGTCTCCAGCCATCGTAAATGCACTGTCATTAACTCGAGTTCCAGCTCCAAGACTGTTAGTGTAGACTCCAGACAACCACTGCGAGTTGTACGAGAGTACAACAGAATTACGTGTAGCATCAGAAGTATAGTTCCAGAATACCGTGTCGAAGTCAACTCCAGGAGTTCCGCTACTGAGTCCACACTCCCATCTTGCATTTACAATGCGAAGTGACTCTCCGCCCCAATCCAACACTCGAGCGGCGCCTTCGAACGAGGGCCCCCAGAAGCGGACGTTGTTCGGAATATTAGTCCCAACTTTGTGCCCGTAGATGTAGCACTGTCCGGCTGCCCACGAACCAGAATTCAGTGTGAAGCGCCCGCCAAAGAAGTCATGCTCGTTGCAGTAAGCTGTTGCCCCTGTTGCGTTGAAGAGAACGCCGATCTTATTATTGATTACATCTTGCAGAATAAACTGACAATACGCAGCAGCCCCCAACGTCGGGTTAAAGGCGAGCCCCACTCCCATTCCATAGAGGTTGAGAGTCAGTTGATGCTCGGCTCCGTACTGAATCGCCAGCCCTGTAATGTTACTCCAGTTTGTATAGAACCCTGTTCTATCTCCGATGTTAATGGAGCCAGCTGCTCTCCTCACGTAAGTGCTGCTCGAATCCTCACCGATCTGCAGCACCGTCGCCGTGGCGGCGTTAGAGACTGGCTTCAGCCAGCCTCCTCCTGTGAACAGAACATCACTGATTCGGAGGACGAGCCCCTGTGCGCGTACAGTCCCAATAAGGGTCGCGGTGCAGCCTGGCGTGAGGGTGCTCAGCCAATTCTGCGCCCCCACGCTATTATCAACCGTACTCGTCCCAGCGAGCACATTATCGAGATCAGTAATGTAGCGGAAGATGTGGTTCGCTGGGTAGTTACCATTAACTGGAGTTACGCCAGCGGCACCCTCAGCGGCTGTCTGCGGATACAGAATGCCGCCAAGCCCCTTCGGAGTAGCAAAGTCGACCAGCGCCTTCCACCACCGCTGACTGATATTCTGCCCTACAGAGACTCCAGGCGAATTCGCAGTCTTCTGCCCCGTCTGCGGCTGCACCGGCTGCGCCAGCAGCGGCTCGTTCAGATTTGGAATGAGGCTCATCAGATCGTTCCGAGCATCATCTGAAGGCCGGACGAGCGGATGCGGAAGGAGGTCGCTCTCGCATGACGAAAGTGGTAGGCACGCTTAGTGAATGTCCCCTCATCGTCGATGTAAGGAGTCTTGTTCGCCAGCGAGCGGATGCGAGGGCGGCTCCAAGTCTGATAGTCGTCATCAGAGTGGGAGATCTGAATCTGGCTGCCCGGCACCTGATCGGCGTTGATGTACATGCGAGTCAGGGTCTTACCGCGCCGCGTGCCGAAGTCCATGTTCGGCGTGTAGATATCGACCGGCGCTACAGGTCCAGCGTCAGTCGGGAATACGTAGTCTCCGTCGAAATGATACACCTCTCCGCTAGATATATCCTGCATGAAATGGTTCGTGCCGTCAGAGGCCATTGCTATACCTCTAAAGTAATTACCGTCTGCATCGGTCCACTGATACCACAGCTGCTGGTCTATATCGTAAACAAGAGTCAAATTAATGTACTGGCTAGTAATGCCGTAGAAGCGATGCCCTCCATGCTTGAACGAAAAGCCGTAAGTGAAACCAAGGCCAGAAAAGGCAGCATCAAGAAGCTTTTCTACTGCTGGCGTACTGATAATACTCGGCACCAGATTATCAACTCGGATCACTTGCGGAGACACAGTTTTGTTAGAAGTGACGTACAGAAGAATTCCGTCGATGACTTGCGGAGAGCCGTTAAATGCACAGCCATAATCATTCGTAGCGCCGGCGATCTGCGACAGCGGCGAGCCAGTCGCGTTGCCAGCGTCGTAGAAGACTTCCATCCCCGACTCTCGCAGCGCTATTACGTAAGTAAGCTGCTTTACGAGAGCAGTAGTTCTACCTGGCGTAGACCTCGCGATGATGAGGTTCGTTCCTTGCCAAGTCGTCGGATCGTCAATATTACTGCCCCAGATCTGCCCCAACTCATCCGAGATGTAGATAGTTCCATCCAGATACACAGGTCCGATAATCTGCGATCCTCTTCCTGCAGGAAGAGCCGCTGTATCGACTGTGATCGTGGTTCCGTCGGTGTGGAACAGAGTGTTGTCTGTAGCGCCGACCAGCAACCTGTTAGCGGCCACCTGCTGCTGCGTCTCAATCCAGCCAGCAAGAGGAGAAGCGGCGAGCGGCGCTACGCCAAACGGAGATCCGAGAGCTATGCCATCGGCAAACAGAACCAGTGCGGTGCCATTATCATACAGAGAATAGAGCTTTCCGGTCTGATAGAAGGAGCCTCCTCCAGACGCCCAGCCATACTGTCCCCAAGTTCCACCACCAGCACCAAGAGAAAACTCGTTCTCGTAGCCGATTCGCTTCTGTACTACCCACTCCCCTGTGTTTGGGTCTCGCTCCGCAAAAGCGTTGACGAGGCGGGCATCCTTTGTAAACTGGTCCGAGCGGTTGCTCGCCTGTGTGACCAGCGGCCACTTCCGCAGGTTCTCTGCCATGTCTGGCGCAGCGCTCACCTGTTAAATCTCCGGTTCTGGAACAGCCTCTGATCCGGCTGAGGGAAGATGCTCGTGTCCTGCTCCGCATCCCACTCATCCAGCTTCATAAGATAGTAGTCGGCCATCTGATCGCAGCGGGTCACGATCGCCTGGGGCTGACCAATAGCGACCTCCTTCGCGAACAGCCACCCTAGCGTCAGGGCCCATTCGATCGGAAACTGCATTGAGTCCGTGACGCCGACGAAGTTCGTCACCTGCGTCTTGAGCGCCAGGTGCAGCGTGCCGGTCGCCTCATTCGCGTCTGGCACCAGCCACGTATTGATGTTCAGCGTGAGTACCTGCGGATCGACGAAGATCTGTGTGACAGGCCCCTGCTGCGTCGTCACGGAGAGCATATCCCACTCTTGCCGCGAGATCTTAAAGACCGGGCGCTTCGTCGCTCCGTTCGCGGCAGAGTACAGATAGTACTGATCGACCACGCCGATCGGCTTGGTCATCACGACAGTGCCGCTCGGACCGAGCGTGTAGAGGCTCGTCCCTGCGACGAGAGTGATCGGCGTATCCTGAATCAGGAACAGCCGAATCCCTGTCGTCTGTACGAAGTTGATAATCTGATTGAGCTTGCGCATGTACAGCCCAAGCTCTTCGCTATCCGGGTCTTCTCCGAAGGGGAGCTTCTTCGCGTTGCGCAGCCCATCAGTGATGATCGAATAGGCAGTGTTCTCTGTTACTGGAGTGGTCATTGCTTGTCGAACTCCAGAAGAAGGATGAATGACTTGCGAGAGGGAGGGTCCTGCGTGCGGAAGCTGGACAGAAACATCTTCCCATCCCACTCCTCTCCAAACCTCGGCGTCGGAATGCCCTCGTCGAGCCGGAGTCCATTCCGGCTCTCCATAACGAGTGCGAGGTCCTCTTCCCGCGCCTGTGCGCTCCACCAGAGGTAGAGGCCCATTTTCTCCTGAATGAGCCAAGCGGCCGAGTCGAGGCGGAGTCCTTTCCACCCCTCTCTCGGCGGCGTTAGCTTCGTCAGGTCGAAGAGCAGGTCCGGACCGAAGTCCTCGGTCGCGAACCCCTTCGCGAGGAGGGAAAGGTTCTTTCCCCCCTCACGCAGGATCTGGACCTTCATCGCTTAGCGCTCTTTCATCGCCCCGTGGAAGTCCACGGTCATGGTCTTGGCGGAGGCCGCCGTCCCATTCGACACTGCGAGAGTCGGTGACAGATTCGCAGTGCTGAGCGAGAGGCCAGAGATCTGCAGGCATCGTCCACGCACCGGCGTGCTCGGGCCGCCGCCGGACTCCTGCTGATATCCGAATAGCTGTGAGCCGACGAACACGTTCAGGTTCCCATACCAGTCGATATAGAAAGCGAGATCGATGCTCGTCGCGTTCGCCAGCGTGTAGGCGGACGTGGGGATTGCAGTCGTCGTCGCCGTGCTCGCAATCGTGCTGATGATGTTCAGCGTGGCCGAGCTGTTCGGCTTCTGGAAGTATACGCCGTCCGCAACCGCGGAGAACGGCGTGGTGGTGATGTTGCAGAGCCCTGCGATCATGATTGAGTTCGTCACGTCGCTGAGCTGCAGCCGCCCCATCCAGAACAGCTTCTTTCCCGCGAGAGTGCCCTGCGGCAGCGTGAAGCTCGCGGCCGGCAGCTGAATCTCAGCGAAGTTGCCCGCCGAGGCGCCAGTCGTGAAGAGGGCGAGACCGCCATCGCCGGCAGTGTGCGCCACCGAGCCGCTCGCCGCGGTCACGGTGTAGAGACCAGTTGCTCCGAGCGCGTTATCGAAGTCGTCGTAGAACTGGTGGTAGAAAGAGGGGTTGCCGTAGCCGCTGTCGGCCAGCGGACCATACGGCCAGTCCGTCGTGAAGCCCCCCGGATTACGGGAGGGAGTCGGGGATCGTTGCGTAGACATGATAGAAGTCTCCTAGTACTGAGGGAAAATGCGGCCGGATTATGTTTGGCATAACCCGGCCGCGATTCATCCAGGCCCGATTAAGGCCCGTTGCTCCCGTATATTGCACGCGGGTCGGTATTACCGGCCGACAGACGCATATACGAGCGGGCTTTAAGATTCATCGTGTCGAAGTCGTTGTCCTGGGCGAAGTCGGGATGTTCGCGCCAGTAGAACTTCATGCCCTCCGGGCAGTTCGTCCTGATGAACCAGGCGTTGCTCGCCGTGAAGTAGTGGTTCATCTTGATTCCCTGCGGGAACGCGTTCACAGCCTTCAGCACGTTGACATCGTTGTTGGCGGTTCCGCTCTGGAGCACCGACTTGAGGATACGGTGTGCGTTGAACCAGTTCTGCCGTGCGATGTGCAGGCTGTAAGGCATGATGTTGATGAGCAGCCCGCGATCATTCTGGAACCCCATGATCGCGACGACGGCGTCTTCGAGAGCCGCCTCCGACAGGTCCGCGCCCGGCGTGAGCGCATTGCTGTAGGTGCCGCCGGTCGTATTCGGGTGGGCGTTGTTGCACAGCGACACGCCATCACCGCCCACATAGTAGGCGCCGACGAACGCATCATTGTAAGGAACGACCGCCACGTTCTCGACCGTCTGAATCATCGAGAAGGCGTTCGACTTCGCCCTTCGATGAGACACGACCTCGTACAGGTTGTCCGACAGTTCCTCATAGGTCACCTTGTACCCGAGGAAGTACGCG